TCTCGCGGAACTCCTAGCCAAATATCGACCCATGGCGCCCAAATACTCGTACCCGGTGACGAATACAGCGTTAGCGAACGATGGGCTCGCGCTCATCAATCTCGCCGATGAGATGATCGCCTACTTCTCAGGCGCGGGCGGTGGAGGGAGTGGGAACCCGCTTCCAACTTCGGTCTCCGTGTTACCGACCTTGCCAGCGCTTACGAGTCTCGGCGCGACACTCCAAATGACCGCAGTCGTCTTAGACCAAAACCAGAATGTCCTCACGCCTGGAGTTGGTGGGATTCCCGCCTTGGTATGGGCCTCATCGAACACGACAGCGGCGACTGTAAATAGCACAGGCTTGGTCACTGAGACCGGCAACGGTCAGACAATTATCAGCGCGACCTGCGGCGCGCATGGTGGTGGTACCACAGTTACCTGTTCGGGTGCGGCAACCTTAGTCCCAACGACGGTCACCATCTCGCCAAGTAGCGCATCGCTTACCTCTCAGGGCGCGACCCAGCAGTTCGCGGCGGTCGTCAAAGATCAGAACGGGAACCCAATGACGCCTGGTTCCGGTGGGATTCCCGCCTTGGTCTGGTCGTCGCTCAATACGGTAGTGGCTACGGTCAACTCTGCGACCGGACTCGCGACCGAAGTCGGGAATGGGACTGCGAGCATCAAGTGCGTCTGTGGTTCAGCGAGCAATACCGCCACTCTGACCTGTAGTGGGGTCGTGACGACGGGGACGCCAACGACCGTCACGGTCTCACCGGTTAGTGCGTCGCTCACGAGTCCCGGATCGACCCAATCCTATACAGCGGTCGTGCTCGATCAGAACCGGAACGTGATGACCCCAGGCTCCAACGGCTGTCCTACCTTGGTGTGGAACTCCTCGAATGGGGGAAGTGCCACGATCAATAGCTCGACCGGAGTCGCGACTGAGACGGGCAACGGAACGACGACAATCAGCGCCAAGTGTGGTTCGGCAGTAGGCAACGCGACATTGACCACGAGTGGAGCGCCGAACGTTGGGAGCAGTGCTGGACCGAACTATCCCGGTGGGATGACGGTCGTGATGGATACCGGCCCACTCTTCCCGACGAGCGCGATCTCCAATTCAGGAGCCCAGTACACGAGCGGTGGTAATGTCCCGACCACAATCACGAACGATGGCCCCGCGACCAAGTCGAGTACTGGTGACTGGGCAGGGAACCTCATTCCGTGTCCCAGCCCCTCAGGGATTCGGTTCGTGTACGATCAGACCCTGCAAGGCGGCAATAGTCCGGTCGTTGCCCTATTCTCGAACTTCGCGAGTCAGGGTACTGGGAAGTACTACATGTGCCGGAAGATTCGGTTGTCCTCCAACTGGACCTTCTCTGCCGCGACTGGTATCAAGACCGGCGAGCCCCACACGAGCAATGCCAGCAACAACCACGTCTTCTCGCTGAACGCCACGGGAACCGACGGCAATAAAAGCCCGACCGGCTTCGCCTATTCCGAATTCATCATCCAGATCAACGGCCCGCCGAACTACGGAGCGAACGTCCCAGGCGGGCAGGGCGGCGCGAGCGGGAACGGGTTGCCCCCGACGTATGCCGCCATGCCCCAGATCTACTCGAACCAGACGATCACGAACGTCGCGGATTCGGTGAACCTCGGGAATTGGTGCCTGGAGGAGTGGCTCATCGTTCCCGAGTCCCCAGTAGGGAACCAGAACACGGGTGGCCAGAACGGACAACTGACGATTTGGGTGAATGGGAATCTCGCGTGGACCTCCGTTGGGAAGAACGACGGGACTCCAGGTCAAACCGGCATCAACTACAACTCGACCTCTACGCAGGGACTCAAGATCGACCCCACGTACGGAGGGGATCAGCCCACGGATCACCCGCCGGCGATCCAGTACATGGATCAAGACCAGTTCTTCTTCGCGGTCGCGTAGGTTGTGCCCACTTTCTCCTACCCCTCGAATCTCCCCGGTCTTCAGAACGAAGGCTCGGCGATCCGTAATGCCCAGACACTCCTCTCCAACCTCTTCACCATGTCTGGCAATCCATTAGGGCCGATGAGCCAGCAGGGGATAGTCGCCGCGGCCTGTGCCGAGGCCCTCTCAGGCATTGGGACCACCCAGCAGATCGATGTCAGACAGTTCGGTCAATGGCAAGACGGAGTGAATTGCACCTCGACGATCATTGCAGCACTCACCGCAGCCGGGACGAACACCGTTGGAGGCACGCCCTACCCGTTGGGCATCGTCATGCCGACGCTACCCGATCCGTTGGGTGGTGTCTTGCTCTCAGCTGCGATCAATGCGGGGCCGATCCAGATCCCTACCGGGGTGTCGCTCGTGGGCAGCGGCTGGAAGACGCACCTGACGGTTGATCCCGCCACAGTCACGACCGCAAACACCAACTACCACATCTTCGACACGATTGGCACGGTTGGGCAGAATGTCATCGGGAATTTCCAGTGTGATGGCAACAAGGCGAACATCGGGAATATCGGGAACTCGGGGTTTCAAGCGTTCTACATCCCGAATACCTGCTCCGACATTCTGTTCTACAATCTCTTCGTCCATGACATCCCGAACGGGACGGGGGAGAGCTTTGGGATCTTAGCTGGTGGGAACCGCATCCTGGTGATGAACTCGACGTTCTACAACATCGTCGGGACCGGCATCAATTTCTCAGGGCCAAACCCAACTCCGCCACAAGGGTCGGCCGACCGTGGTGCCATCGGATGCGTAGCGTATAACAACACCTGGCAAGGCTTCTCGACGTTTCAGACACAGTACACGTTCTTCGAAGGCTGTCACGCGTACGGGAACACGCAGAGAGGATTTGATACCGAGTGGTCCGACAATATCCGCTTCGTGAACTGCCACGCGAGAGGGAACGGCTATCAAGGCTTTGGTGGGTTCGGTGGCAATTCCAATATCCTCATCTCGGGATGTAGTTCAGTCGGGAACTGCAACGGCACCGAAGCGCAGGACGGGGAGATCGCCTTCTACCCGGGCACGGACGGGACGAACGTGGCGATGGCCAAGTCCTGCTGGGTGATCGGTTGCAACGTCCAGCCACTTCCCGGTGGCTACGGTCATATCGCTGTGGGAGATCGGGCCTCGGGGAACTCGGCAGGGAACCCCAGTGCGATGACGGCCGATGACGCGCAAGTGGGTGTCGGCTTCTACGTCATGGGGCCGGATGTCGAGAAGTGGAACTACAACGTTCCGAACACACCGTTCAACAACAAGTACGCCCCGTGCGGACTGATTATCCGGACTGGTGCTTCTGGAGGAGCCGCTCCCAGCCAAGGCGGCCATCCGAGTACGTGGACGCTCGTGAATACGACGGTGAGTGCTGCTCCGTCCGGTGCGCTCTCAACGAACACGGCCAAGACCTTCACGCAGACGGCAGCCAATAGCACGAGTTCCGCGATCTCAGTTGCAGCCTTCATGCTCAAGGGCTGTCGCTATCGGGTGCACTATCGCATCAAGACGATCGACGCGAACGCGACCTGGGAAGTGTCGCTCAACGGGCAGATCAAGCAGGTTCAGATTCCGCACACGACGACGGATTTAGGGGTCTGGTTCGAGGGCGAGTTCATCGTGACGATTCCCCCGAGCTTCGCGAACAACTTTCTCCAAGTGCTCACCGTAGCGAATACGGCGAGCGCCTCAGCGGTCGGCGTCGACTACATCACGACCGAGCTTCTCCCATATTTAGGCGGCCTGAGCGGATCATGAGTTACGCGAGCGCAGTGATCAAAGACGGGCAGGTTGTCGGCGGGATGCTCGCGAGTCCTGAGAACGAGATGCATGCTCCCGCTTTGACGGACGCGGTGAAGTCCGAACTCGCGACCGCGATCGCAGCCTTGCCCCGAGATGGCAACCTGCACCTCGTGGAATTGTATCAGCCGGGGCATTCCGCGGTGAAAGCGGGGACGATCAAGGAAGGGCTTCACGTGAACGGTGTGCACATGCACACGGAAGTGACTTTGGAACCGGACGCGCCCACGTGATTTGGCTCGCGGTCTCGGTCTTCTTGATCTGTGCTACGGTGCTTGTCATAGGCTGGCGGGCCGAGCCCCACATCCGCAAGCTGATTACGCTCGCTGAGCGACCGAAGCCCGACTGGCAGCACGGCGCCTGGCGTACCACAGTGGTGGACGCGGTATCACAAGTCGTCGAAGTCCTGCACGACCGGCCCGCATCAGTCTTGCCCACGCTCGCCGACAAAGCAGTCCCGTTAGTCGAACGTTGGCTATCCCTGAGAGAGACCGAGTTTGCCGAAGCGCACAAGCCCGCGCCGGCACCGAAAGAAGTTCCGATCCTACCGCCTGACCTCGTCGCGGCCGCGAACCGGGAATCTGAGCCCTGGGCACGCGAAGCAGCAGCTGCAGCCCTACAAGAGTTGGGCATCAAGCTGGATGGCGACTGGGGGAAAGTGCGCGCGTATGCTCTAACCGACCCAAGTGGCAATAGCTGATAAACTCCCGAAAGACGCACGCAAAAAGGCCCCCTTAGGGTTACCGAGCGACTCAGGCGACGACTCCGAATACGACTCCTTCGACCCGTCCAAGTTCCTGCCTCAAGAGGAAGTCACAGCGCCAGACGGGGACGAAGAGACGAGCGATTCCAGTGGCTCCTCAGCCGTGCGCACAGGGCCGAAGGGCATGGACAGCGAGACCGAGGAGGAAGATGATGGGATCGACGACCAACTCGACAAAGTCCATGGGCTCGTGCGGGGGAACGTTGACGATCCAGACACGAGACGGGCCATTGCAGCCCTCTACGGTGACGACTGCCCGTTGCTCTCAGGCGATCCGAATGACGCTGACTGGGTCGCGTGGGGATGGCACCTCTGGAATAACCTGGGACCGGGCCAGCAGGTAGCCGCTCACCTGATGGAACGCAATCGGATGTACCGGAAGGGCATGCAGTGGATCAGTGCGATCGGGTTCGGTCCTTGGCGGGAACCGATGAAGGGAGCGGACGAGGCACGGATCGTCTGGAACATGATCAAGCCGGCCTTGGATCAGCGCGTCGAGATCATCGCGGAACAGAGACCCGGCTTTCTCTGCGAGCCGGAGCAGTTGGACACGGACTCGAAGAAGCGCAGTGACGCCCAGCAGCTTGCTCTTGAGTACCAGTGGGAGCAACAGAACATGAGGGCGATTGCCCGGGAGAATGCACACTGGGCGGGGACCGATGGGGTGACCTTCGGGGAAACCTACTGGGACATCAATGCCGGGCCATGGCAGAAGGTCCCGGACTATCAGGACCCGGACTCTGAGGACGAGCCCAAATGGTCCTCCCCGATGCCGATGGGCGACCCGAGGACCCGGAATCTTCGCCTAGAGCAGGTACGGGTCAGTACGGAAGCCACGATGACTCGCAAGCCGTGGCTTTGGGTCGTTCGCGAGAAGATGCCCAAGGCGCAAGCGGTCCGGCTCTTCGGCAAGAAGGTGGCTGACGAGACGGGAAGCTACTCGTACAACGACAACCTCCAGCATATCCCAGCCGCGCAGATGGGGTTCTTGCTGCCCGAGCTCGACGAGTTGATGCGGCAGCAGGACACAGTCGACCGGATCACGGTCTACGCAGAGCGCAGTGCGTATCTCCCCTTCGCCATGCAAATGACGATTGTGGGAGACACGCTCATTGTGCCTCCCATGCCGATCCCGATCGGGAGGGTCCCGCTTTTTGTCTGGCGGGACGGGTCAACTGATCCCGCGTTCTTCCCACAGGCCGAGATGAATGGGTGGATCAATACCCAGGTGCTCATCAACGCGCTGGTCTCCAAGCTCGTGCAGGGTATCCGGAAGCACGCCGGGATCAATCTCTTGGCCCGAGAGAACACGATCAGCGGGGAGACGCTGGTCTCGGGCGGCATGAATATCTGGGGTGTGAAAGGTGGAGGACCCTTACAGGACATTGTGCGGGAAGTGGGAGGCACCCCCGTCTCAACGGACGTGGGAAACGCCATACAGCAGTCAGTCAAGTTCTTTGAACAACTCTCGGGCTGGAACGACACGACCCGAGGAAGCTTTTCTGGACAACCGTCGGGACGGGCCATACTCGCGATGCGCGAACAGGTGGAGCGCGTCTTTGCGCCGATGGTGACAGCCGCTTCCGAAGGTATGTGCGAGTGGGCGGAACTGACCCTAGCGTGGATGAAGTGGGGCTATGATCTGCCCAGGGCTATTCGAGTCTCTGGCAAGTCCCGTCCTGACTTGGGGCGCCTCATCGTCCAGTCTCAGGACTTCGACGATGTGGCTCAGGTGACGATCAACCCTGAGACCTTGATGCCGATGCCACGAGCGTTGAGACTCGCCATCCTCGAAGACCTTTACGACAAGCAACTGATCGCACCCAAGGACTACCTGAGACGATTGCCGGCAGCCTACACGGGCTCGATCGACACGCCGGACGAGGACCAGGAAGCGAGAGCGAACCGAGTGGCTGAGGCTATCAAGAAGACGGGCGACAAACTCGCATTGCCCATCCTCTGGCAGGACAACGAGGCGATTCACCAGGATGTTCTAGACCGAGAACTCATCCTGGACGACGACATCCCCGAGCCGATTCGGTTGGCTGCCCATCAGCGCTGGGTCATGCTCGCGGAGCAAGCCGCTATGAAGCAGGGCGGAGCCACCGAGCCGCCCCCAGGAAGCCCGGACTTAGGCGCTCCACCTCCTCAGCCACCCCCGCCTCCTCAAGCCCCACAGGGGCCACCAGGGACGCCGCAGCAAGGCCCTCCATCGCAGCAGCCTCCACCCCCAGGACCCCCAAACGCTCCGCAGCAGACGGGCATGATGGGTCCGCAGCGGTTCATGGGGCCGGGTAGTGCTCCGGTAGGACCGAATAGCCCCGTTGCATCTCAGGTCTCGCCGATCGACGAGACGAGAGCCGCCAGCGAATTCGAGAAGAGGGCGACGATACGATGAATCGCTGCGTTCGGTTCGTCCAGGTCGGTAGCGAGCCGATGGTCTGGAGTCGATCCACTAACCGTGGCCTTTGGCCAGTGGCACGCAGCCGCATGGCAGGTAGCGGAGTTGAACCGCTCGCGGTCGGGTTATGAGCCCGTCCTGGACACCGATCCACCTGCGACGAATGCACCGAATCTACTAGGAGCGGTCTGAATGGCAACCTTCACGAACCCCGAATTCACCAAAATCAACGACCTCTCGGACGAGGACATCATGGAAAACATGGTGAACCCCGTCCTAGATGGCGACCATGACAACGCTACTGAGGGCGGCTCGCCCGTCCCAGGCAAGCAAGAGGCGCCGAAACCAGTAGCGAAGCCCGACTCGGGGAAGGAAGCCGCCAAGCCTGACGAAGCCCCCGCCTTCTACCAGGACGAAACGGGCAAATGGCACCGTCCTGACGGGGAATACGCCTCAGCAGAGGAAGCGAAGGACGCAGAAGCGGCTCTCGCACCGGAAGGAACACCAGCGGCCGAGGGAAAAGAGGGCGCAGCCGCTCCCGAGACGCCCGCGATCCATGATTATCAGCCGGTCAAGACGGCGCTCACTGAATTCGCGATCAAAATCGCCGATGGGACGCCTGTCACCGAGATGCCGGAGCTCAAGCTCTCGTTCAAGGCGGCCGGGAAGGACTTGACCGATGTCCCGCTCGACAAAGTCGTGAAACTCGCCCAGATGGGCGTCTACAACGAGCAGCAACAGCAGGATTTCACGCAGTTCCGGCAAGAGAAAGAGCAGGCGATCCAGTACATCCGAGGCTTGGAGCAAACCAACGAGCAATGGAAAGCCTTTTACGAGTCCGTGCTCGTCGATGACAACTTCAGGGCGCAGGCGCAGCAGCAATATCTCAGAGACAACAGTCCTGAGATGCAAATGCAGCGTCAGCGGCAGCAAATCGAGCAAGAGCGGCAGAACATGGCCGCCCAGCAGCAGTACAGTCAGGCAGAACAGTACGTCGTAGGTCGTATCGCTCCGACCGTGGAAGGGGTGCAGAAGGCGAACCCGCTGGTCACCGCAGAGGAAGTCTTGGGGAAGTTCAGCATGTTGACGAGCGGGTTGCTCGTGAACGGCATCATCCCTCCGGACCGACTCTACGATGTCATGGCGCTTGCCGAGAACGCCTTGCGTCCATGGGCGGAGCAGTTGCAGTCCGAACGCGAAAGCCAGGCTCAGGCCACGACTGCCAAAGCGCGCCGACAGGTCACCGCTGCGCAGGTTCAGGCCATGAAGCACAAGCGCGCGCTCGCCGCGATCACTTCCCCCACGACTTCACAAGGCGGAATACCCGCTGCTAGGGCCGCATCGCAAGACGGTGCTACGCCCGAAGGCGGCTTCAAGTCTGTGGACGAGTGGATGGAGCAAGACGTGGGCATCAAGCCGTGGTCTAAGCGGTAAGCCTTAGCGCAGCGCTGACTCTCGCGCTGCCTCACCCGAATCAATCAGAGGATTACGGGCCACCCTGTAACAGGGGTGCGCTTGTGCACGCCTTATGGCGATCCAACCGAATACCAATCCCACCTTCTTGACTGATGCCAATATCGCGGGCGTCCTCAAGAACGTGTACGCACGGTTCCGGATCAATGCATTCCCGATCCTGACCCCGTTGCTCGCGAACGTGAAGAAAGGTCGACCCGGTGGCCCCGAGAACATGCGGTTCGGTGGCAACGGCGTGTTCTGGGATGTGGCATTGTCCCGTCCTGTTGGTGATAGCTCCTCCCAGGCTGGTAACCTCCCGGTCTCGTACAACGCGATCGAGCAGCAAGCCCAGTTGGGCATCAAGCGCACGTACGTCCGGCGTCAGATCGACGCGCTGGCGATCTTGGCCACGCAGTCTCGCGAAGCCGCCTTTGTCCCGCTCGTCCGCAAGTTGATCCAAGAAGCGGTCGACGCCGGTCGTCTCGCCCAGCAGAGAATCCTGAACGGCGACGGCAATGGCATCCGAGCCACCGTCAACACGATCACGAGCAACACCGTCTACACCGTCTCCCAGCCCTACGGCATCACGGGAGCAGGTGAAGGCGGCCTCTTGCTCGACGTGGGCATGTACGTCTCGGTGCTGAACAGTGCTTCGCCAACAACCGTCCGCTTCACGGACTTGATCACGGGTGTCACGAACAACGGCGACATCGCGACCATCACGTTCCAGACGGGTGGTACCGGAGTCGTGGCCGGCGACTTCATCGTGGGAGCAACAGCAGCTGACAACTCCTACGGCAACGAGCCGAACGGCCTCACGAACATCACGAACCGCGGTAACGCCTACGCGACGTTCGAGAACATCTCAGGAGGACCCGCAGGCACATACCCGCGTTGGGATTCAGTCCGTCTCGCAGCGGGAACCGATTCGTTCGACCCGACCCAACCCACCGAACTCGATGTCTGGAAGCTTGCCACGAGAATCCAAGGCAAGAGCGGCAAGAACGCCAAGGTGGCACCGGCCGAGTTCCTGTACCTGACCACCCCGGGCATGGAACTGCAACTCGCGAGTTCCTTCCTCGGCCAGCGCCGCTTCGCCCCCGAGGACTACGCCGAGATCAAAGGCGGATTCAAAGCCGTCAGCATCTCCGGTATCCCGCTGGTGAGCGACTACTGGTGCCCGGCAGGCACGATGTACCTGAACCACCTGCCGAGCCTCACCTGGGTGGATTTGCTCGATTGGGGCGAACTCCGCTACGAGAACAGCGGGCCGTGGCGCTTCGTCGTGAACCAAGATGCGTATGAGGTGAATTTCGGAACCTATTGGAACTTTGGGGGCTTGTCGAGGAACGCGCACGGCATTTTCACAGGCTACACCGATACCACTCGATTTAGCCATGTGATGTGATCCTCGGCACTAAGATATCTCTTCGGGTCAGCCATTCACTTCGGGTGGCTGGCCCTTTCTCTCTCCTCTGACAACTTCCCATGCCTGGACCTAGAGATCCAACACCTCCGTCTCCGCGACTCAGTTCGTTGCCCATCTTGGCGGACGGTAATTTCCCGTCGTCCGGGCTAGCGGCGGGGACCACGACGATTGTGTGCGGGATACCATCCCGCGAGTACTACGTTGAGCAGTGCTTCTTTGGCTCGGCCGTCGTGCTCATTGCCGCGACTTCCGCGACGATGCAGTTCTATCGGCAGACCGCGAACGGCGCGACGCGCGTCAACTTGACGAACGCGGCGAACGTCTTGGCCGCCGGCGGATTGGTGGCGCTGACCAACTTCGCGTTCCCGTTGGTCACGGGACTGACTGATCTGCAGCGCACGGTCATCCCGGGTGACTTGCTCCTCATCGATCTCGTGATCGTGGGGTCAGTGACTGCCCAGTTCGGGGCGAATGCCGGTGGGTTTGAACTGGATTGGCGCCGGTGAGCAGTACGGGCTTGGTCGACTGCTATGGGGTCCCGGCCGCCCCAGAGCTCCAGCGGAGTGTGCAAGAGATCGATGACGGCTTGTCGCTCCGCTGGATGACCCCTGTAGGACTCATCCCCTACTGGGCTGTGTTCTTCCGCTGGCCGCAGACGGATAAGCGGTGGTCAATGGTCCAATCGGGAGAAATCCCAGAAGCGGAAGCGCACGACATGATCTTGCAGTTACCGAGAGACTGCCCACCGGACCAGGCTCGGTCGCTGATTGAGAAGCGATGCAGAAACTGGGGCAACGCAGGACGGGACGACATCGCGAAGCTGGTCGAGCGGTGCCGGGAAGCGAACCGCAAAGCGTCAGTCGCTGCGATGCAACCGACCTTGGACTACGCGGACGAACTGATCGACGCCAACAAGCACACCATGTTGGCTGAGTTCGGGAAGACGACGGCTCGTGTGTTTCAGTCTGAACCCACGAATACTAAAGGCAAGAAGCGCCGAAAGTGGAGCCGGGCAGAATAAATGCCGACCCCGCAGTCGACCAGGATTCAGCTTCGCACGGATGTCATCAACTGGATGGATGCGGCAGCCGCTGGAGGCTCATCGCACTGGGACATAACGGCTGGGACAGGGGAAGTCGATCGACGGCTCGGCATGGTGCACATGCAGGAGTGGCGGCGGGTCTTGAACGCCATGCCCTGGTATCAGGTCACGCAGTACACACCCGTGACCGATGCGAACGGGAACGTGCCGTTCACCTCACTGTCATCCGGAACGGGCGATAGCCAGCAGAACATGTACCGCATCCTCTCGGTCGGTTCAGGACTCCTAGGTTCGAACGGATTGTTCTACACCGAAGTCAAGATGCAGGAGATTGCCCAGTTTCTACAGATCGCCACGACTGGGGTGCAGTACAATATCTGGTTCCCGAATGGCCGACAGATCACGGTGCCGGGGAATCTCTCGACGCAACTGACGATCTGGGTGAATTGGACGCCCACACGATTCGATCAGTTGGCCTCTGATAGTTCGCTCGTCGGGCTGCCGGACGATTACGAGGACATCTTCGCGCTTGAGGCCGCGGCCCGGTTGCTCATGAAAGGCGGAGCCGAAACGCCCGCCTCGATGGATTTGAAGGCGCAAGCCGAAGAACAGCGGAGAGACCGACTCCAAGACTTGGCCCGCGTTGGTATCCAGCCATGGGGTGTGAGCGCGGACGACAACCGCTTCGACTGGGGCAGTCAGTGAGGCACACGGCATTGCTGTCTCGGGTGGGCATACATCCGATGCCGGTGACCCAGCAGGACCCGGTAGGTCAACATGCCCTCACCGTGGTCTCGCGTGCCTAGGCCGAAAGTCATCGACATCCAAGAGTCTTTCTCGGGACTCAACACGACCGCCTCAGAGGACCAACTCCAGCCGACCGAGATCCGCCAAGCGGCCAACGTCAAGTTCACCGCGTACAGTGCGGCCACAAAACGAAACGGGACACAGCGAGTGCATACCACATCACTCGGCGTTGGTGCCCCAATCCAAGGTGGGTATTACTGGGACACGCAAGCGCTCTATCTCGTCGTCTGCGAGGGCACGCTCTTTACATCTCCGGGCGGTGCTTTCCCGTGGACGTGGACTCAACGCGGGGCGACCAACTTTTTCTCGCTCACGGCCAAGATCTCCTTCGCCGCCTTCACGAGTTCGAGTAATGGCGGGAATGAAGTCGTCTACATGGCGGATGGGGCCTTTCTCTCGCTCTACGCGTCCGGCCCCGGCCTCATACGGTTCACGGCTCTCTCGCCTCCGGGCTCACCGCCGACGATCTCGTACCTCGCGGTCTACAACAAGCGCCTCTTAGCGGTGAATGGCATTGACCCAACGCTCTACTGGTCGAGCTTAGGGGATGGCAACGACTTGGGGATTCCGAGCTCACCAGATGCCGGCGGCAACGATGTCATCAAGACCTTCGGCGAGAATGCGTGCTTGTCATTGCTGCCCATGGCGGCCGGTCTTCTCATTCTCCACAAACGAGGAACGTCAACGTTCACCGGCTGGAGCCAGAACGACATCAGCGTTTCATCTGGAACCGCTGGCATCAGCGCTGACATTGGGACCCTCGCTCCATTCGGGAACGTTGCGGTCGAGAACAATGCCTTCGTGGTGAGTGATCGAGGGGTCTATCAACTGACCCCGTACGGGATCTACGAGCAGATCTCGAAGCCGATCGAGAGCATTTTGAACGGTCTCTCGCGGTCCCTCTTCCCGCTGATCGTGGCAGCCCATGACAAGGTGCAGCGTCAGGTCTTGTTCTTCTTCCCGACGCTTGGGGTCTATGCGTGGAACTACCGGACGAATGGATGGTCGGGTCCGTGGGACTCGATCTATCTCAGTACGGGTCTCGGTGGACCCTGCTCAGCGTTGTGGCCCGCGGTCGACCAGAACAACACGCCGATCGTGCTCGGCGGATTCAGCGATGGGTTCGTAAGACAGACTGAAGTCCCGGGGCTCTATCTGGACGACGTGCACTCAGACGGCACGGGCGGGAACATCTACAACCTCGTGCTGCAGTCGCGCCGGCTCTTAGCGGAAGATGCTTATTCGCTCAAGATGATCCGGTGGATCTACGTGACGGTTGGAGCGACTTCCGGAAATTCGCTCATCGCTCCCTCAGCGATCCAGTGGGGGTTCGGACCGACACCATCGTATACCGCGTTGCCCAGTGGTTCGAGCTCAGCTGCGAGTGGGTCGACGGTCCCCTGGCGCTTCCAGGGCGCGGGACATGGAGCCTGGGTGAGCATCTTCATCAACGATCAGAGTGGAAGCCCACTTTACTACTCGAAGTTGGGTGCTGAAGGCTACGACTACGGACGGTCACGCTACTCGGTTGGTGGTGGCGGGAACCCGACCAGTCTCATCTCCAGCGGCGGGAATTAATGACAGTCCCCCCGTTTGGCGGTGGCTCGACCAAAGGTGATCGGTGGTTGAACGCCCTCAAGCGGCGCTGGCTGACCACGGCCGGGAACCAAGCTGCGTATCCGGTGACGATGGGCAACACGACGGTGACGGTCACGTTCTTGGACGCGATGGCGACGCTCTTCTACGGCGTCATCGTCACACCGAACTGGAACACCACCGTGTGGGTGACGAACAAGACCGGAACAAACTGCGTGGTGAATTTTGGGACCGCTGCGCCCGCGAGTGCGATCATCGATGTCGCGGTCTGGGCTGATAGCCGGAATTAGAGGAGTAAAGACGACATGGGTGCGGCAGCAGCAGCGGCAGGCGGTGGGTCAGCGCTCATTGGCGGCATCCTCCAAGGGATCGGCCAACAGCAAGCGCTCAACCTTTCCAAGAGCCAATGGAACCAGCAATTCGGGCTGAACGCAGGACAGTACGCGGACGCGCTTGCCTCGCAGATGCAGCTTGGTGGCTTGCGAGACCAAGTCGTATACCAGCTCATGAACAACCTGGGTCAGTCACCGAGTGCCTTTAATCCAGTGAACTACGGCGCCCCGACGAACACAGGCCAGCAAGGCGTCGGTGGCTACAACCTGAATCAGGAAGCCCAGAACGCGGCGAACTACACGCCAGGGGCAGGCGGAACGAACACGAACGTGGCTCAGGCCACCTTAGGCATGCTGGGCTACAACAATGCGAGTGACATCCAGCAAAGCCACAACGCGGGCTCCACGAACTACTCGTACGGTGGGAACGTGTACGCGAACGGCACCGGACCCTTGGCCTCACAGACGGCGAATCTCTCGAATGGCTACACCATGACATCGGGGAACTCGCAGTTCGGCAACGCGGGCCAGAAGGTCAACGCCGGCAACAACTACTACGGGACTCCCTACACACCGGCCGGGCAGACGCCGGTGGGCCCGCTCTACACCCCGCCCAATAGTCAGGGCCAAGTGTCATCGGTCGCGCCTCCCGCCCAGCACGCAGGCTACAGCATGGGTGGGGGCACAATGACCCCAGCAGGGCCAGGAACGAGCGGGTGGGGGTCAGCCCCGGGTGGAGGGCCAAGTGCCTTGAACGCGGCGCTACAGGCAGGCATGGGGAACCTGACCAATGGGTAGCGCGATGCAGAGCTTGTACAGCGCGAATCCGACCAAGCCACCGGGTCAGCAGCAAGGCCAGCAACCGTCGTGGGGTGGTGGCCAGCCCTCAGGCCGTCCGTCGTGGGCTCAGCAGCCGACCTTCTCGAGCATGCAGCAGGGCGGGCAACCGAGACCGGCTCCTCCGCAAAGCTGGTATAACTACCAGCCGGGCCAGAGTCAGAGCTCGACGCAGGGTCCCGGACAGAGCCAGGGCTACAGGCCTCCACAGCAGCCTAGCTACGCTCCTCAACCGAGTTACGGCACCCAACCGCCCCAGGGCGGTGCACCTCAGTCGTGGGGCGGTCCTAGCGGCTACTCCGCGCCTCCGAGCCCTCAGGCCCCGACAGTGCCACCAGCCAACGCCGGCGGGGGATTCAACTACAACCCCAGCATGGGGCAGCAGACAGCCTACGGTGCTGGCCCTCCAGCGGGCTACAATCAGCCCCAAGCCCCGCAAAGCTGGCAGCCCCCTACCCAGCAGGGCCCGAGCGGCTACAGCCCTCCACAGGCCCCACCGCAGGGCATGAGCAGCGCGCCGGGACAGTACGGCTCAGGGCCAGCGGCAACGAGCCAAACGCAGAACACGGCGAATCAGTTGGGGGGCGCGACTCAAAATCTGCTTCTCAATCAGTTGCAGAACCCCAATTCGACGATGGGTTCACCGGCCGCGCAGAACCTCTTGCAGCAGCAGTTAGCGAATCCCAATCCGCTCGGTAGCCAAGCCTTTCAGACGCAGATGCAGCAAGCGCAGACAGGCATCAACGAGCAGATGCAGCAAAGCCAAGACGCGATCAATTCCAACCTCGCATCGCGGGGCGTGTACGATTCGAGCCTCGCAGGTGGTTACCTCCAGGATTTGTCGACGAGCGCGGGGCGGCAGATGGCGAGCATCGGCGCCAACCTTCTCCCGCAAGAGGCGCAGTTGCAGTTGCAGGGCACAAACTCCGCCCTCGGGAACGCCCAAGCCTATAGCGGGCAGAACACGAGCAACATCTCGAACGCGCTGGCGAATAGCCTCGGCTACGGTCAAAACCAGTTCAACCAAGCCGCGACGACTTCGCAACTGAACCTCGCCCAGCAGCAGCAACAGAACGCCCAGTTGCAGCAACTTCTCTCGTTGACGAGCACGTAGCGTATGGGAAGCGCGCAAGCAGGGATTTACTCAGGACTCGGCCAAGGCATCTCAGGTGCCGGCCAAGCTGTCATGCAAGCGCTGTACATGGCGCAGCAGCAGAAACTCGCGCAGCAACAGCTCGGGATGCAGCAGCAGGGCCTCGACATCACGAAGGCGAATCAGCAGGTGCAGCAAGGCTTGCTCGGCGTCGTTGACCCGAATCAGGTACAGCCTTCAGCGCCCACGCAACCGCAGGCACCTCCGCCGAGCACGAGCGGGCCGCTCTCCCCGGTTGGTAGCCTGACCGGAAATGCCCCGGGGGTATTCGCTGCGCTCCAGGCGGTGCAACGCGGTGGCGGGCCTGCTGGCGGCCTTCCTGGCGGAGGACAGGGCGGCGGCGGTGGTGGAGGTTCGGCCCCGTCAGTCACTCAAGGACCGAATCCATTCGCGCCCGGTCCCGGCGGGGCAGCGCTCGCAGCACCAAGTGGTGGACCGCCGATCCTACCCCCTGGTCCGAACGCCTCAGGGCAGTTGGGTGGTTACGACACGAGCCGGTACGCACCGATTCCGGGATCAAACAAGCTGCTGGACATCATGGGTTCGCCGGAGATGCAACGGCAACTCGCGCTGACGAAAGCGCAAGCTCAGATCCAATTCCAGAATCAGGCCGCGCTCAAAGGAATCCCGGAAGCCGTCAACCCGCAGGCGCAGAGTTTCGAGGCGCAAGAGCAAGCCCTGAGACTACAGAACGAAGCGAAAATCGCGGCGAATCGCCTGAAAGAGATGGAAGACGCGCTCGGCATCACGCAACAGCGATTCGGGTCGACCATGGCTAGCCGATTCGAGAAGGACAACCAACAGCTTTACGATACTGGAGACGCCTACCGCGACTGGCAGACGAAACTCGCGCAGGCGCAATCTGGTAATCCGGCCGACTTCAAAGCCACGACGGCCTCGTTCCAGCGGCTTGTCGACCAGAGCAAAACCGGCAAGCTCGGCATGCTCAAGTACCTGTCCAACATCAACCCCTCGCTACCGGGTGGTGTTGAGCAGACGATCAACCGGTGGACGAGCGGGCAATTCGGGTCGCAGGATCTCCAGAACATGGATGCGGTGGCCCAGGCCGTCGCGCGCGAGAGTTCGGCGGAATTGGATCGTCGGCGCACTGAGGAAGTAGCCCGGCACAGTAGCGGGCCGGGGGCGATCCCCGGGTACAACAACATCGTTCGGCCCTCCACATTCGAGGGGGCGCCGGTTCCCCAGGCAGGGGCTGGCGCGGCTGGCGGCAACGCCGCGAACGTCATGCGCTGGCTCCAGACTCCGTAGGCGATGTCCGGACCTCTTCAGCCCGCGCCCTCCACGCCACCAGCGGCGGCGCCCGCACCGACCGCCGCTCCCTCAGGACCTGACCCGACATTGGCGAGCGCGGCGCAGCAACTGGCGAGCGCCAAAAGCAAAGCCTTAGCAGCGGGGCAGCCGATCTCACCCGATGATGCCGAAGCGTTCGTCCGGCAGTCGACGGGTGGGAAATTCGGGGCTGGCGATGCCGTGCAGTTTCTGACGCAGCAGGCGGCAGGGCCGCCACAAAGCAAAAGCTCTGACTGGTCAACGCAGATCGGGGACCAGGCAACGCTCGGCCTCGTGCCCAAAGCGAATGCCGCGATCACGGGCCTCATGGCCAAGCTCCAGGGCCAGGACTACACGCCGGCCTACGAAGCGGAACGGGATAAAGAACTCCAGCAGTTCGCGGCCGCACAGCAGCGGCATCCCCTGCCGTTGTGGGCGCGCATGGGGGCCTCGTTCCTCGCGCCTATCCCCGGGGCCGGTCCCTCCAGCAGCTTGCTGGGCGCCGCAGCAAAGGGCGCCGCGACGGCCGGCTTGATGTCGACTGCGCAAGCTGCCGGCAAGACGGTGGGAGGCCCCGCCGACTACACGCGGAACATCCTCAAGGCTGGCATTCCGAGCGTCGTGTTTGGTTCCCTGCTCGGCGCGGCGGGGAAGGGCGCCGGGGATTTCCTGGCCTCTCGCGCTGCGACACCGGGCCAGCAGGCCTTAGGGCCGGCATTAGAGGCCACGTCCCCATCCGGCTCGACCTCGCCCTCGGCCATGCTTGCCGACGAGGTCCCGAGTGTTGCCCGTGCCGCTCGTGGGCTCTCGCCTGAAGCGCAGCAGACGATTGACCAGGGACTGACAGCCCGATCCGCACAGCAGGTGCCCCGCATTCAGGAGACGCTCGAAAATGTGGCCGGTCTCCAGCGCGGGGATATGAATCAGTCGATTCAGGCCATTATCGAACGCCAGCGTCAGGCCGCTCAAGCATTGTATCCAAAAGCCTACGCCTCGCCTGATATCCCCGTTGAGGATTTGCCAGAGCTCAAGCTGCCGCAGTTCCAGGCCGCCTACGCGACCGGTCAGCGGATCGCGCAGACGGAAGGGGTGAAGCTCCCCGATCTCCCGCAGGAATCGAATGCAGGGGCATTCGCGAAGCAGTTCCCAGGCGTCGACATCACCGCGCCAGGCGGTCAGCGACTCTTCCAGGCGTGGCAATCAACGCAACCGAACGCCGCAACTACTGCGATTCCGATTCAAGCCCTCGACTACATGAAGCGGGGGCTTGACGATATGATCCGTCCTCGGCTCGGTTCCGTGAATACGATCGGCCGGCAGGAAGGCGCTGCGCTCTCTAGTCGGCTCTCTGATATGCTCGACCGGGTCGACCAGCAAGCGCCAGCCTACGCAGCCGCGCGCGGGGCTTTCGCGGGAGACGCGCGGCTCTTGGATGCTGCCGATGCGGGCCAGAAGTTCCTCACCAATGCGATGAGCCCGGCCGATGTCAGAGACGCTATGGCGCAGTTGGGCCCTGGTGAGCAGCAGATTGCCCGAAAGGCCGCATTGGACCAACTCATGACCCGGCTCGAAGCGGCGCAGAATAGCGCGACCGGGAAAGCCGATCTCGTGAGCAAGTTCTACTCGTCGATCGGGGGGCAGGCCAAGGTACAGGCCCTTTTCGGTTCCGGTGGGAACGGGCAGCAGTTAGACCAGGCGCTCAAGCAGATCATGACGGAGCAGGGGACTGCGCAATTCGTCATGGGTGGCTCGCAGACGGCCGACAAGGCGGCTGCACAAGCGGCCTTTGGTGGTACTGGTGGCCCATCCCCGCTCGATCTCATTCACGCCGCCAAGCACCCTGCGATGGCCGCGCTTACGGCTGCCGGTCGGATGGCCGCGCAGCGCGCGCAGACGAATCAGTCGACGGCTGCGACCAGTATGGCGCCGTTACTCGTTCAGCAGAACCCGGACGCGGTACGGCAGTCTGTGATGCAGGCACTGGCTACCGCCGCGCAGCGCAGTGCCCTGGCCCAACGCGCGGGTAATCGATTGGCGGGTGCTGCTGGGAACGTGACTGGCGCGCTTACAAACGGGCCATGAAGAAGAGGACGAGTTTCGCGAATCCGGCCAGCACGATCGCGGCCAGGATGAAACCGGCGATCCACTGAGCGACTTTGCCGATCGCTCGCGCGATAGCGACAATGAGACCTTTCCAGAACCCCGGCGAGAGCAATTCTCGCTGCAGACTCGTACTCATCGCTCACTCCACCGATCCGACAACCTGATGAACCCCCAGCCCACCAACGCCACTAATAGTGCCATCCCAATCCGTACTAGCATGTCCGTACCCGTGGCTGTGTGGGCTCCAAACGCCTGGGGCAGATAGCTCATGCGCAATCATATGTCGTCCCGTATAGTCGCGCTAGCTTACGGTTGGGCTTCGGGTGGTTGAGTCTCTGGTTTCGGGCTCGCCTGTCTGTACGGCCCCGGATGGCCCCAGCCCGAGTCGGCATCGTCTTCGAGGACGTGTCTCACGCAGAGATGGTCTGACCCAAAGAAGGGCCAGACGATGACATCCCGGTTACACCGATGACAATGAACCCGCTTCACTTCTGGTGTGTCAGAAGGAAGCGTACTAGGGCGTACGCCATCAGTGAGAATCCCACGGCGACGAAAACACGCAGGAGCCACTTGGGCACTCTCCACGATGGGGACCTTCGCTCAACTCGTAAAGCTTTCACCGTTTCTTCGCTCCCATAGTGTCCGCCGCGCAAGCCCAACCCACTCCACCGGACCCCAAGATGATCGAAGGCCTAGCAGCACTGATTGGGGCGGTCCTCGGGGTATTGGGCACCATCAGCCTCTACGGCATCCGGGTGGCGGTCATGCGGAGAGATGTGAACGCGATGGCGGCTGACGGCAGGCGGAACGGTGCACGGATCACCCGCATCGAGCACTCGCTGAGCCGCTTGGATCAAGACTTCGAGCCCTACGATACCCCCACTTGAACCGGAGAATCGCAATGACTACGCCAGTCCCTCCCGAGACACCGACCCCGACTGATCCCACGCCCACCACTCCTCAGCCCGCCGATAGCACGCCTGGTGGCGGGAAGATCCCGAACTAGCGGTCCATGACCTCGTCCGAGGCGGTCTCGCTGCGCGACCATCTCACCTCGCTCATCGGGGAGATGGATAAGCGCTATACGATCGCCTTAGACGCGCAGCGGGAAGCCGTGCAGATCGCGTTGACCGCGGCCGATCGGGCGGTGGTGAAAGCCGAGGTCGCGACCGAGAAGCGGTTCGAAAGCGTGAACGAATTTCGGAACACGCTGGCGGACCAGGCCCGGGACCTCATGCCCCGGGTCGAGTCCGAGCGGATGCACGCGGCAACGCACGAACGCATCGAGGCGATAGAAAAGTCCATGGCGGAACAAGCCCGACTTCGCGAGGGGATTCACGCCGGCGGCAAGAACACATGGGCGTACATCGTCGCTGGCGTGAGTCTCCTTCTTTCCGGGTTAACCGTTTTCCTGAATCACCGATGATGCAGAGGGAGTTATGAGTCTCGTTGGCTTAGTGGTCGCGCTCGTGATCCTGATCGTGCTCTTGTGGGTGCTTCAGCAGTTCGGGTTTTTGGGTGACCATACCATCCGGCTCAGGTGAAGCTCCCTCGGTTCCTGAACCCAGCGGCGTACAACTGGGACGCGATTTTTGCCCGGCTCCAGAATCTTCCCACGCTCAACGTCAGAGCGCTCGCACTGATCGTACTGGACTACGCGACACTGGCCTGGGGATGGACGCTCTCGTATCAGACAGATAATCACGGGGACCAAGGCGTCTTCAACGCGTGGCTTCTCTTTCTCGCTGGGATGCACGGGTTCGGCGCGTGGAGCTACCAAGTCAAACGCCAAACCTCGAACGATAAAAATGCGGACGAGGATAGTGAGCAGATTATCCCTCCGCGCGCTGATCGGATCAAAGAGGACCTCACGAATGACAGACACTAGCCAATGACACCAGCCGAATACGCCGCGCTCGCCGACAAAGCGCGCACGATGGTCGACAGCGACATCTCAAAGCTCGCCCCGAAGTTCCAAGCCCAGGTCGATGCCGCCATGGCCTCTTTGGCCAAGCAGAACATCGACGCCTACGTCTACGAGGCGATGCGGTCGAACGAACTGGAGGCGATCTACTTCCAGTTGGGGACGACGAAAGCACCAAACGCGCTCTATTCCTGGCATAGCTACGGGCTCGCGGTCGACGTGATCTCGCGCTCGAAAGAATGGGACGCGTGGAACGACCCGGTGTGGTCCTTTGCGGTCCGCAAAGCCTTCGTCGACGACCAAGGCTGCGAGTGGGGCGGGGCATGGACTTCATTCCCGGATATGCCTCACTTCCAGTTCGGGGGCATGAAAGCCTCGCCGAGCGATGAAGCCCGGCTTCTCCTTGCCCAGGGCGGTTTGGCTGCCGTCTGGCAGGCCGTGGGGGCAGCGTGAGCCGGGCTCTGGTCCTGAGTGGTGGTGGCGCGAAGGGCGCCTGGCAGTTGGGCGCTATTGAGTCCCTGGCGGCCAAAGGGCTCGATTTCGATGTCGTGGCAGGGGTGAGCACTGGCGCGCTCTCAGCGGCCTTCCTAGCGCAAGGGAAGGGGCTCGCCGGCTTCCAGTCCCAAGTCGCGGCACTCAAGGCGCTGTATTTGGGTCTCACCGGGAACGATAGCATCTACAAAGGCCGGTTCCTGGGGCTGCCCGGGCTTCTCTTCCACTCGTCACTCTACGACCCGACTCCGATCCGAAAGAAGCTGGATGCTGGGGTTACCGCGGCCGCGCTCAAAGCCTCAGGGAAGTTATTACGTATTGGGTCCTGCTCGCTGGATTCGGGGCAGTACCGAACGATCACCGAGGCTGACCCTCGCGTCATCGACTTCGTCATGGCCTCGGCGAGCATGCCCGTGTTTTTCCCACCAGTGGTGATCAACGGCGAGCACTGGTGCGATGGAGGCACGAGGCATGTGACGCCGCTGTCGGATGCCTTCGCCGCGCTCTTCTCGCTGCACCCTGGCCTCCGGAACTCGGCGCCGGACATTGCTACCGCAGACGAGATGTACATCGTCCTCTGCGACCCCATCCCCGCCTTCGGCTACGCCAAGGGCAGTTACGGGACGGGAATGCCGATTCTGGAGCGCGCGATCGACTTGCTCACGTCTCAGATCTATGTGGACGATCTGATTAGCGCGTGCTTAGCGAACAACGCCGCACTCGCGGGGCAGCCGATGAAGCTCTCCTCAGGCCGCTTCGCGCAGTACGTCAAGCTCTACGTGCTCGCCCCGGATCCCGGCACGCCGTTACCTGACACGTTGGAGTTCAGCCCTGCGAAGATCCGCGCTGCGCTGACGAGCGGAGCTCAAGCGATCGTGCACGACCAGGCGTGGTTATCGACGCAACTGGGACTCTCGTGATAGATATACAGAATCCAACCGCCTCGGCGACAGAATGAAAATCACCCTTCCTTGGTGGGCCTACGTACTCGCCGCTCTCGCTGTCTTTGCTGGGGGAGTGCTGGCGCTGCATGACCACGACGCCCATGTGAGACTCGAAGCCCTGTACCAGCAAACACTGGATACGCTGGGGCACAGACTGGACTCGCTAGAGGCTGAAGGCAAGCAGATCGCAATAGAGACGCACACGGACACCATCCGCATCGAGCACTGGACCCCGATCTACAAGACCATCCGGGACACGGTACTCAAGAACGTCCACGACACGGTAGCGGTCGTGCAGTTCGTCCACACGGCCGACTCAACAATCGCGGCTTGCACTCAGTTGGTCTCGGATTGCCAAGCGAGAACACGAATCCTGACAGCTCAAGTGGCAGCAGTAGAAGCAGAACGGGACCTGTGGAAGAAGCAAGCGCCAGGCTTCCTACAACGCCACGAGGGCTTAGCCTGTGGCGCTACGGGAGTCGCGGGCCTCGTCATCGGGTTCTGGGGCGGGAAGCATCTCTAACGGCCCGTACATGAGCCGGTAGCGCACGAGTTCTTGGCCCTGCGCGGATTGCTCGAACGTCTGCTGGGCTTCGCCGATGCAGTCGGACAGACACTGCTCTAGGCGCTCTTTCTCGTCACAGACCGATTGCACTGCGCGCTGCAGGAGAATGCCGCCGTAGACCGAACCGCGCGCGTCGTTCCGCTCCAGCCAGTAGCGCAGGTAAAGCTCTGCCTCGTAGCTATCCATCTATCGTCTCATCGTCGGTCTCGTTGTGGGCTTCTGGGGAGGCGTTCCACTCGTGGTAGTCTTCTCCGCAGTTCTCCGGTATCCATGACAAGTCGGTCTTGTCTGACCAAGGCGAGCGGCGAGTCAGGGCCCGCATCGTGTCTCCGTATTGTGCCCGGCAATGCTCGTCGAAATCGCGCCAGCAGCAGAATGTGTCTTCGCCGTCGATATGCCAGAAATTGTCGCCCACGGTGTTGTAGAGCGCGAATTTACGTCGGCCGTAAAGCTGCTCACCAAGATCAACGATGTAATCAGCCATTTCGTGAGTAGTGCTCAGGAGGGGAAAGGAATTAGCCCCCGCCATACGTCGGCGGATAGACGATTTGAATCGGGGCGCCTGGCGGGGTCGATGGTTCAGGCCCGACGTACTCAAGCGGCAGCGAGAAACCGCACCGAGCGCACACGACGCGCGGCAGATCGCCTAGGTGCACGTTGTAGAGGTCATGCGCGCAGGTCCCAGGCTCGGGATTCTTCACGAACTCCACGCGCCAATGCCCCGTCGGGGTCGTCACGAACATCGGTATGGTCATTCTCTCTCCTGCTCTCTGCTCACGCGGGGGGCCCTGGTTTATGCATCGATCAGTCCGTGTTCCCAGCGATAGCATGGCCCACAGAGCGCCGCTGTGCCGTAGGTCGCATTTCTGTGGACGCCGCAGACCACACAAGCGCCCCGGTCGTAATGAGGCTCTGGCATGAGACCGTGCTTAACCGCATAGCGATCTGCTGGCGACATTGGGACTCTCTGCACCCGGTCATCTCTCACGCGGGGGCGGGTCATGGAGAGACCTTCATCTCTGCGGCAATAGTCAGCGCTTTGCGTGCAGCCGCAGTCTGATCGATGGCGCGATCGTACGCGTCACCGGCCGCCTCGTAAGCCGCCTTAGCCTCACCGAAAAGGCGCTCGGCTTCCGCCTCTACTGCTAGGCAGGCGCGAAGTTGCACGACCGCCGCATCGATATCCTGGTCAGCCATCTCTTTTACCCCAGTCCCGGGAGGTGGGAATTACCCTGCTACGGACACGCATTCGTCGGGATAGAGCAGGATGTGCTTCGTGCGGCTATCGCCCTCTGGAAACCTACGCAGGTCGATAGGCAATGGTTCGTCCATCTCAACCCACGCGCCATTGTCCGCACGACGGAGACGCGCGACGCGTCCGCTCATGCCGTCTAAGGGATGTTCGCGCGACCAGACCTTCACGTGCAGCCCGTCCTTGAAGCGGTCCATTATTTCACCACTCGCAAAGGTTGCTTCTTGTCTTCTTCCACTCCAGTAGACTGCAACCGCAATTCAGCACCGCAATTCAGAAGTAACATCTGAAAAGCTAGCCAAGCAGTCGCTCGGGGATCGGGAGAGGGGATCACGGGCGTTTCCCCATCGCATCGCGCGACTTTCGGATAGACGCTAGGCGCAAGCCTTCCTTGATCCCGATCTCGCGCATCGCTTGAACGATTCCGCAGCGCCACGCAGCATGGAATGCCTCGAATTCTTCGGGCCACCCATGGGAACTAAGTAAGGCCGCTGAAGGGGCACTTAGGTCACCCGATGTGATGTTAGTTCTCATGGTCGCACGGGCTCCGAAACGGGTAGGCCAGCAGCCGCTAGTTTCGCTGTACACTCCGCGATTCTGGCTTCGTGCCAGGCGATCTTCGCCTCTGCTGCCTCGCTGGCTTCGATTGAGGCGTGATGACGAGAGCGATCTGGGAGCGGACGAGAGAGGCGAGGGAAGTCATTCGTCGGTCGCCGAGTCGAATCGCACGGCAAAGGAATGCAACTCGCTGCCGATGTCGTCCGCGCCTAGCTCGATCTCGTTGGCTACGTGCTCTCGGGATTCCTGCTCGCGGAAGGCGGGCAACCGCTCGGCTATGTCAGCCAACTGCGTCAAGCGCTCGGCGAATCGGCGCAGCTCGTTGGCGATGAGATCAGAGCGGCGAAGCTGGAGAGCTCGGGTAACGTCAGACATTGAAATGCTCGGGTTTTAGGACATCCTGAATATAGCAAACCCTCTTCGGAAAGCAATAGGAAGTTAAACTTTAACTTGACGGACAGCTTCTCAGGCTGTATTATCCTTCACGGCATGACACCACGACGACCAAACAGAGCGCCCTCAGCGGCAGCCGTTAAGCGGTTGAGAGCGCTAGAGAAGAGGGGGGTGACCATGTCCCAAATCGCGGCCCGTTATGCTGAAGCACAGGCGAGACCGGTATCAGTGAATGCAGTGTCTCGGGTGATTGCGGGGTCTTCGAGGTCCGCGCCGCTTGAGGCGTTCATTGAGGGCCAGATCCTCAACGTCCCGCGTTTTTCACTCTGGCCGAACGGAGACTGAGCCCATGCCCGAGATGGATCCGTCAGCGGCGCAGCTTGGCCTGATTGCGATGGCAAAGGATTCTCAGCGCTTACACTGGCTCCTAGACCACGCCCTAGGAGACATCGAAATCGAGATAAACGGAGTAGTCCGGTCAGTACGCACCCGCGATGACATTGACCAAGCCATGTCTGAGGAGAAGCCCCGTGCTGAGTGAGCAGCAGTTAAACGAATGGAAGGCGCTCGCAGAGAGAATGCCGGCCAGCATGCTTGCAATTCGCGACAGGGAACTGGCTCTCCTAGCCGAGGTACGGCGGTTGCGGACCCTGCTGATACAGAACACCGTGACCGACAATCTCCCGTGTTTGATCTGTGGCGAATTGCCGAACAATCACGATGCGCCGCATTCGTGGGAGTCGCCTATATGACTATCAGTGCTGAGGAACTGGAGAGAGATAAGGCGCTGTGCCTGAGGACGCCGCGCGGTTTCTCGCTTGACACAGCGATACCGGCAGAGTTCAGCGTCGCGGCGCGCGATCAATGGCCCAAGTACATCGCCGAAGTCGAACGGCTCCAGGCGCACGATCCTGACACTTGTCCGTGCTGCGAGAGGTGGGCGCGCGCAGACAAGGAGGCACTTCAGGTCACAACCGGTATCGTCGTCGAGTTGCGCCGGAAGGTAGACGCCAAGGACGCCGAGATAGCCCGGCTCAAGTACGAACTGGATGGCTTCGATCCCGTAAAGGTTGCCGCTCGAATGAGGGCCCATCGCGTCGATAAGCACGGTGGTATCTAGTGCCTTCCCCACTAACGCCGGCGACAGATAGTAAGAGCAACTGAAAGACAACGACTAGGGATGGACCAAGAACGATCAACAGCAAGTTCAACGACCGAGCGTTTGCGATGAGTACCGCGATGATAGTTGGCAATCCCGATCCGACGCCGCGCCCCGACATGGCGGCCTACCTGCAAGCGCTTCAGTCGCCGAAGCATCTTGGCGAGCAGAAAGCCCTCATGGCTGCCTACGACAAGGCCGTCGACGCCTTGATCGGGTCAGGTGATGTAGTCGAGGTCAAAGAACGGGGTGAGCTGCGGCAGTTCAAGAAAAAGAGCGCCTGGGCGAAGCTAGCCCGGCACTTCTCGATCGACACGCACATCGCCAAGTACGACTCGCACACGAGCCCCGAGGACGGGCACTACTACGCTGAGGTGATCGTGAGAGCCTCGGCACCCTGGGGCCAGTCCACGGACGCCCTGGGGGCCTGTAGCACACGGGAATCGAGGTTCAAGAGCGAGCAGTCCCGTCAGAAGGCGCACCATGACTGCTTGGCTACCGCGGCCACGAGAGCGCGAAACCGGGCCATCGCGGACCTTATCGCGCAAGGCGAAGTGTCAGCGGAAGAGATCGAGCGGGACGAGGTGCGGGAACCTGAGCGCCAAGAACCGGTGACGTGCATGCCATCGGGCAAGTATCAGGGCGTCGTGTTGAGTGAAGTGCCCTCGGACGTGCTCACCGCTGCTGCGGAGTGGGCGCGCGCCAAGCCGGGACGGGAGCGGTACCTCTCAGCATTCACGGCTGAACTGAGTCGGCGCGTGAGCGCGGGCGAGCCAATGCCGATGAAGGACGCCGATGGCGATCCGGTCGAATCTGAGGACGATTTGCCGTTTTGATGTTCTCTCTGTATTCCAGCTAGAGAGGGACTGATGTACGAAGTTCTCGAATACTGCATCTGGCGCGTCTTTAACACCGACTACCGCTGGGTGTGGCTCAAGCTCCGGGCCGTGTTCGGTGGCGCCGAGCAGAAGGCGATTTTCGCTCGCTACGATGAGCGCTATACAGGCTCCAGCCGGAGGACGGCGTGAGCGACTCTACTGCAACTGAGCCCGTGACGGAGTACGAACGGGTACGCGTGACTTGCGAGTTCTACCTCACGGGGCGCGGCCTTTTCGCCGCGATCGACCGCGTGCACGAGTTCCTCGCACCATCGCTACTTGCCCAGCAAGGCAACGTGCACGGCCACATTCAGTTCATGTCCACGGGCGCCTCGGTTGTCAGCGACAAGGCGCTCAAGAAGGCCGACCCGCCGACGCGCGAAGTCTTTCAGGCGCTCGGCTGGATTCCCTGAACCGCCCGTGACGGGGGAGAAGCTGTGAGCGAAGAGATCAAACCGGCGATGGCGGCCGAAGATTGGCAGCAGTGGTTGCAGGACGATGGGCGCATCGTCATCTCGACGACTTCGCCGAAGCTTGGCTATTGCGTCGTGCTCGATCGTATAGGGGCCGATGGCATTGCGATCGACATCCACGGGCCGCCCCCGACGATTCCGTCTAACGAACTACAAACCGTCGCCGCCCTCGCCCTCTACGGCCAGCCCTACGGGTTCACCCACGCCATGGTGGACGCGTTGCATCGCAAGATGAAGCGAATACACCCAGTGGACGCTGGCGAGCTTCAGGAGATTGCCGACCGTATAGCCGCTCTCTTACCTCCCAGAACGCTATGAGCGACCACTACGTACTTGAGGGCCACGAGGCCGTGCCTTGCGATGCGATGACCTGGGCGCGCTGGTTCGAGGACGCCGGCAAAGAGCGCATCGTGGCGCTGACGGAAATCACGCCTGAAGTGCGTGTCTCGACGGTCTTCCTAGGGCTCGACCACAGCTTTGGTGGACCGGTGCCGCTCGTCTTCGAGACGATGATTTTCGGGGGCGAGCACGACGAAGACCAATGGCGCTATACCACCTGGGCCGAAGCCGTCGCGGGCCATGAGCGTGCTATGAAAGTCGCGCGCGGAGAAGCGGACGAATGACTCTCCCCTCAGCAGACCTCGCCCCGAACGGGACTGGAGACTGAGAAATGACCTTCGGTGAGGTCGTTTGCGAAGCGCGGTCGGGCGCTGGCTGGTCACTCCGCGATCTGTCGGCTGCGCTTGCGGAATCCGGCGTGTCGGTTTCGCACGTCCACCTGTGGGAGATTGAGCGGGGCACTCGTGGAGCATCCGCAGGGCTCGCCCGTGCGCTCAGCAAGCTGCTGATGCTGGACCGACGCTACCTCATCGAATGCATACCACCGCGCCGGGCCGAGATTCGAGTCACGCGACGAGCCGCCAGATGATCACACGTTATCCACAATACACATCCGCACTGTTTGTGGAACACTTGCGTTTAGGCCCGGCAATAGTTACCGTGCCGCTTGCTTCGGTGCCTGCCGTTGCTGATAGATTGCTGGCTAATCCGCGACGACGTACGAGGCTGGGGGTGGTTCCGGCGGCTATTACCCGCTCGGGACCCCAGGCACCCAGAGATCGGCGTCGTTGCTCGTCTCAGTCGGTCCCGGTGCCACGCATACGCACGATTAAGCCGGACCTACCCCAGTCCGAAGCCCTCGGCCGTGTCTCCCGCGACGCTAGGCTCCTTTACCTTGAGCTTTGGACGCTCGTTGATGACGTGGGGCGCTGCCGAGCCGGGGCGCGACTCCTGGCCAGCTTGCTCTATCCCTACGACGATGGGGTCGAACAACGCATCGATTCATGGCTGGCCGAACTGGACCGCGAGCTTCTGTCCTGCTACGAGATTGGCGGACAGCGCTATGTCGAGATAGCGAACTGGACAACCGAACTCCAGCGTATTGACAAGCCGACGGCGTCGAAGCTCCCAGCGTCTCGCGAGGATTCGCGACCATTCGCGAGGGCTCGCGAGGGCTCGCGAGGATTCGCGACGGAAGTGGAAGTGGAAGGGAATGGGAAGTGGATGGGAAATGGAAAGGAAAAAGACAACTACGTGCGCTCGCATTCGCTCGCTGTCGAGGTTGATTCAAACTCTGCACTGGCAGCTACTTCGAGCGAGCTAGTCCACATAATAGATATTCGAGGACCGCCAAGTGTAGATAACGCAACGAGTTCCACAGAAGCAACACCGAAAGTCCACAGCGATATCCACACTGCAAGGGCGCAGTTAGCACCACCAAACGGCACACAAGACGGTTTACATAATCACGCCGCTCCGGCAATTGCCCCCGCTGCGCCCGTCCCAGCCGTCGATGGGGGAGCCAACTTAGCGGGTTCGACCAGTAACGCAAATCGTGTAGAGACTGCTGGTCCCAGGCATATGTTCACTCCCCCCGGAGCGAACTCGCCTCCGGCACAAACTCAACAGCCGAACGAGGAACGTTTACCTCCCAGCCGGGCAGGGCGCTCTCGCTCGCCCGTGCAAGGCGATTCGCTGGTGCAGGTCGCGAAAGTCGAGGGGTTGTTGCCTTCTGAGTGGCTGCCTGAGGAGAGGGCTTCCTTCCGGGATTGGGTCGCCATGCGCGTCCGGATCAAAAAGCCCCTGACGGTCGAGGGCTTGGCCCGACAGATCGCGACGCTGGAGCGGCTCTGTACTGCTGGCTTCCCCCGCAAAGCCGTCTGCGATCAGTCGACCGACAACTGCTGGCAGGGACTCTTCCCGCTCAAGGCCGACGCCTACATAGCGCCCTCGCGCACTGAGAGGCCCAAGCCGGCCTGCGTCCACTGCGGGGGCAATGGGGACCTCACGCAGTACGACCGGAAGCCCATCCACGCGCGGTGTGTCGACCCGTGGGTATTGGCGGAGCAGGCGCGGTTTGACAGCGCGCGGAGGGCATCGTGAGCGAAGAGACCTTCGCGCAGGAATGTCGGCGTATGGGCCTCTGGCTACCGCGAGCCCACCGTCGACACCAAGCAGTGTTCATGGCCGCCCGCGAGCGCGGCTCCGAAGCCTTGCGCGCCGCCGCAAAGAGTATCGGTGCGAGTGTGGTTACATGCCTGGGCTGCGGCTGGATCTCGGGATTTTACGACCGCAACAAGGCCGAATTTCTGTCCAATCCCGTGCGGTGCGACGAGTGTGGCCGTCGTGGTGGCAGGATCGAGCCAGACGAATCGCCGGGCGAATACGTGCTCACCTTCGCGCACAGCGAGGTCCCGTGAAAACCCGAGAGCTCACCCACGTCGAGCGCATGGTCTTGGGCGACATGCTCGCCTTGCGCTGGAAAGAACGGAAGATGCTGCGCGTCCAAGCCCGCGATCTCGATACGCCATGGGACCAAGCCCGGTGGGACCGCTCGAATCACGAGACCACGATGCTCTACGTGCTGCTTGGGGAAGTGAGCCGGGAGAATCCGCGCTTCACCGAGATCCCCAAAGCCACGCAGCGCGCGTTCTGGCAGGAGTGCCAAGCGCTATTCGCAGAGGCCACAGCATCACCGCGCGAGCCCGGGGAAGAACCCGACGAACCGAAAGGACCGAAGACCTACGAGCCGAGAACTGACCCTAACCTGGCCTATCGATGACACGCAAGCAGATTCGTGCTGCGCTAGCGGTACTGGGAGTCGCCAAAGTTCGGAAAGCGTTGCCTGCGCTCAAGACGAAAGCGACAGGGAACTGGGCGACCTGTTTCGTCGGGCGCGCGCTAGGTAGCAAGGACCAAAACGAACTAGATGCGATCAATCGCTTGCACGCGTGGCGCGATGAGCGAGACGCTAACTGGGATGAACGTTATGACGCCTCGTACACGCTGAGTGGTGCGTTCGAAGGCTCGGCTGCAGATCGCGCGCGACTAGCTGAAGAGGCGAGAGCGTACGTCGCGCGGAGGAAATCCGCATGACCGCCCAAGAAGCTCGTCACGGCCGTCTCGCCCTCCAACGCGCCCGCTCTCAAGCCTACTACGCCTCACGGAGAGGATGGCAGGAGAGCCTCGCAGGAGAAGCGCTGGCACCAGCACGCGGTGAGTCGTGCAGCGAGCCCTCACGGGATCTCAATGCGCTCTACGCGCAAGAACGCGAGCGGGAGACGATGCGGGCGCTGGATGAACTGACGCCGGTTGGTCTCGGCATGGGTAGCGGCACGTGATCGACGACTACATGTGGTACAACTGCGCTAGCATCGGCGGGTGGATTGTTGTGCGTAAAGCGGCGAGCCCGGAAATCCACAAGCGGGCCGCGGCGGTCGCAGACGCTATTGAACGCTACGTGCCCAATGTCGGCGCGTATGTCGCTCAGGCTGACATGGAACTCGTACCCTTTGCTCAGGCGTTGGGGCGGTTCAATGACCGATAGAATCCAGTCTCTCAGAGGTGAATCATGAGCGCCGCCTTGAAATACGAACCGCTCTTTTTGTCAGAGGACCAAGAGCGCGAAGAACTAGAGCAGGCCCTCGGCCAAGTCGCCCAGCGCACGCCCGCCGAGATCGACTCATTCGCGAGTGAGTTGCTAGGCTCGCTCGGGCGATGCGAGGCCGATCTCCAGCGCTACACCGAAGCCGAGAACGCCGAGATCGCCCGCATCCGCTTCCGCTACGCGCGGTTCAAGAACACGGTGGAATCCCGGCGCACGATGCTGGAAGGCGCGATCAAAGCGTTAGCCGAGCAACAAGACTTCGGCAGCAAGAAATCGCGTGAGACCGCGAATGGCACGTACGGACGCAGGACGACGCCAGTGCGCATTGAGATCATGGACCAAAAACAACTCTGCGACTGGGCACAAGGGAACGCGAAAGACTTCGTGACTGAGACCTATTCCGTCACGCACAAAGACGCGAGCCGCTACTACGCTGAGACTGGGATTGTCGCACCCGGCACGAAGCTGCACGAGCCGCAAGAGATTTGCTTTGCCCGTCCCGACATCAAAGGCCCTCACTCAGGACTGAGCCAATGAGCGAGTCGTCTTGGGAAGACGTGCCGTTCGTCGTCGCCAAGTATTACAACATGATGTCGATTTGGGGTGGCGAGCCACCGAGAGAGCCTGATGCCGACGACATCGAGAAGCAGCGTGTTCAACACGCGGAGCGCGTCGCGCGCTGGAAGGAATGGACCGCCATCGGGGATCTCAATTATCCGAGTGTGCCCCGCTATGATGTCGAGTCGTATCGTTGCAAGAAGTGCGGCGAGACGCGGCACAAGGTCGGGCATTGCTCGCAGACGGAGATCGAGACGTGTTGCAAGATCGTGGGCCGACGTGAGCATCTGCACATCGCTTGCAAACGCTGCAAGCACGACCAAATCCGACGCGTTGTCGAGGATGAACTATGACGACAAGTACGAGCTACTACGCCACGATGCGGTTCGCCAACCGCTTAGAGTTGTGGCTCACGATTGCGTGCGCGGTGTTCTTTGTGGTGCTCTGTGTAGCGCAATGGAGCATCTACGCGCACGGCGGAGGAGTCATGACTGGCTCCGGCCCCTATCACGGCGGTGGCGCTACGAATGGCGCTGGGACTTCGCATCATCTGCCGGGCACTCCCACGCAAGCCCAGTGTCGCGCAGAAAGCGAGTGGAGAGATGCGGACATATCTGCTTGCGCGAGGGCGCGGTGAGTCTCGTGCTATCGCTGTTTCCTGGGATAGGTCTTCTCGATCGCGCATTCGAGGAAGAGGGCTTCTGTGTCGTGCGCGGCCCCGACAAAATCTGGGGCGGCGACGTACGATCTTTCCATCCGCCTAAAGGCGTCTTCGACGGCGTTATAGGCGGCCCACCATGTCAGCGCTGGTCTCAGTTGCGGCACATGGTTATCGCTAATGGCTACGAGCTCGCCCCGAATCTCATTCCGGAGTATGAGCGTGTCGTGGGCGAAACCGCGCCGAGGTGGTGTGTGATGGAGGAAGTCCCAGCGGCGCCCATTCCCGCGATCGAAGGCTATTTGATTTACTCCGAATTAGTGCGCGACGTGTGGGTGGGTGGCAACACATCACGCACGCGGCGTATAAGCTTCGGTACGCGACGGGGCGCCCGTCTGCCGATCGAAGTCCTCGCATTGCACCGCATTGAAGAGCGGCAAGCCGTTCTCGCAGGATCGAGCCGAAGCGTACCGGTCGCGATTGGTGGTAGTGGCAAGCGCAAGGTCACAGCGGACGGCAATAGCACGCCATTGGCCGAGTTAATAGCAGCACAGGGGCTACCTGCGGGATTTCTCGACGGGTGTCCCTTGACTGCTGAGGGTAAACGTCAGGCGATCGGCAATGGTGTGCCGCTCGCCATGGGCCGTGCGATCGCCCGAGCAGTGAAGGCCGCTCTCGCCAAGGAGTCGGCTGCATGAAGCGTTCATCCCCGCCCCGACGCAAGAAGCCTCTCGCCCGCAGCCAACCGCCCCGGCGTAGTAGAAAGCCCATCGCCAAGCAGGGCAACTACGGCCGCAAACGCCAGGCCCGCTACGCCGCCTATCTCAAGAGCCCGAGATGGAAAGAATTGAAGCTGATCGCGCTGACGAAAGCCAACTTCTGTTGCGAGCGGTGCAGAACTGGCATCGAAGACGTGCGGCTGGAAGTGCATCACAAACGCTATCCCAAAGTGCTCGGGCAAGAAACGAGTGCGGATTTGGAAGTCCTCTGCACCTACTGTCACCGGGCGCACCATAGCAAAGACATGAAACGGAGAATCGCGTGAATCCTCAGCAAGTGATTGACCAAATCGCAGCAAAGCTCAGCGTGCCGGCAACTCTTATCTGGTCGGTGCTGACGCGGCAGGCGTACGTCGAGGGCGTGCAAGGGATAATTTTGTTCGCTGTCTTCGCCGCAGGGATCTGGTGGGTACTTCGCCCCTGGTTCAACTACTGCCGCAAGAACGAAGTGGACGAGATGTGGATTGCGTGGGGCGTCGTCGCAGTGCTAGGTGGCATTGGAACGCTTATCAGCTTTTTCGCGATGGTCGACGGCGTCGGCTACTTCTGGAATCCCCAGTACTTCGCCTTGCACGAAATCCTGAAAGCGTTGAGCAAGTAGCACATCTCAATGACTCCTCCCACCGAACTCGTGATCACCTTACCGTTGCCGCCGAACAGAGCAAACGGGCGCGGTCATTGGCGGAAATGGCACGCGGCGCGAGTCAGCTACTGCGACTGGGCGAACATGCGCTACATGGCTACACAACGGCATCTGCGTACGCTCTACGAAGACGGCGTGCCTCGGGACGCGAAGTTGTCGCTTGGCTTCACGCTCTATCTCGGCAATCGCATGGACGATGACAATGCGCTTGCCCGCGTGAAATGGGCCGTGGACTGGCTTGTTGCCTCACAGCATCTGATGGACGACTCGCCGAAATTCTGTCGGATGTCCATCCCCTCCCAGGTGATCACCCGAGACAAGACGAAACAGAGGCTGGAGATTCACATCCAATATCAGGAGCCCTAAATGCTCACGATTATCATTGCGGTTCTTGTCACTGCCATTGTCGCCGGCGGCATTGGCTACTTCGCAGGCGTGAACAATGCCCCAGCCACGAAGCGGGAAGAGGCGGCACTCAAGAAGGCGGCTACTGGAATCAAGCTATGACCGGCGCCGTGCTGAAGTGGGGCACGAGGATAGGGTGTGGTCCCGAGCCCTGCCGCTTCGGGACAGCCAGCTTATGCTAGACTGGCTGAGGCGCAAATGGGCGCTCTACTGGCTCCTCTATGACACGAAGCTTGAGGGGCCGATCATTCTCGCCGGCGACCGCATCGTCAAAGCCTGGCGGGCGCGCATGGAGGCTGGCGAATGAGCACCTGGCGCATGCACCGAGACCGAAGTTGGTCACTGGCCCTCCGTAGCATTCCTCATCGGCCTCGGCTTCGGGGCTGCTGGTCTCTACTGGATTCAGTCATGGGTGGGGCAATGAGCGACGATCAGCACCCGGGCAAGCACCAATACGAATTGCAGGTCACGATTCAGGTCGAATCGGATACGCCGTGTGAAGCGCATATGATTGGCGAGATGCTGCTGGAGCATGGCCGCGAACGAGCGAACCAATACAGCCGCGTGCGGGGCTATGTCCGGCCTGTGTGGGCTCGTATCAGAGACCAGAAGGTCCTGCCATGAGGGCCTGGTGGGGACGCACAGCGAGCGCGAGAAACCCCAGAGCCTGCCCCTGTATGCTCCTGGAGCAAGGCCACTTAGTCGCCACCCAAAGAGGCTCTCGCCTCGTCCTGGGCTCTTTACACCAACCCCTCCACTTCACCCTCTGCAAGCACTCAGAGCTCCAAGTCACCACCCAACATGTCCCTAAATTCGTCCTGGACGCAATGGAACGCCTCGGGAGGGGTAGAGGGGCCTATGTTCAAGACGGGGGCGCCAGAAGCCGCGCTAGAGCCCGGGACAAGGCTAAGCGCAATGCGAGGAGAGTTGCATTGTTGAAGGAGCGTGGATATCATGTTGATAACTCGGCTGTGGGGTCAAGCAGCGAGCCTCTCAACGCGCCCGCGTGTTTTGTGTCGTCGATATGAGCGCCCAGGGAACCCCGGCAGAACCCCGGTCAAATGGCATTCTCGTCCCGCAGCCTCACGGCGGCGCGATCAAGCAAGGCGGGGTCCACGAGAACTCGGGTCGGCTCACGAAGGAACTCACGGAACTCCTCGCAGCGAAACAGCGGAAGGCCACGGAGTTACTGACGGGTGTGCTCGATGTCCTCAAGACGATCGCTGAGGATCAGAAGCTCTCACCCGAAGACCGGATCGCAGCAATCACCGAGCTTCGCGAGAACGCTGAGAAGCGCGATAGCAAAGCAAGCTTAGAGTTGAACGACAATCGGCAGTACTCAGCCAAGATTGTGTACTTGCCCCAGTTAGGCGTCGAAGTCCACCAAATCCCGGAATCAGCGAACGGCAATGAAGAGCACATAGAGTGAAGCCTCGTTTGGACTTCCTGAATCAGCGCGTAGAGTTCGTGATCCCGACGACTAAGGGTGAGCAGCGCGTCTGGGTGCCGGTCACCGATGTCGTTGTCGCAGCCGACGCTTGGCAAGCCATTCAGGTATTCGAGGTCGTTGGATTGCCAGGAGCTAGCGCTATGCTGGCGGCACCACGACCTGTAAAGGATTCACAAATCCCGAGAGAATACCAGGTTGAGGACCTGACTGGCGACAGTGACGCGCCACCGACTGCCGAAGAGCACGCGCAGCAAATGCGGCAGATGGCTCACTCGGACGCTAGTGTCACCGGCCAGGTTCCTGAGGGGTTCGTCCCTACCTCAGCCATGAACGGACGGCCATCCTCTGGCATGAAGACTGACTCGGCTATGGTGAAGAGGATATGAAACGGATATGAACGTAGCGGTTGGCCTGCTTTGTATCGCGGCTGTGTTCCTCGCGGCTGGCGCCTTCTTGCTATGGGCGCTCTTTGTTGAATCGCGACGCACTGGCAACGACGCCGACAAGCTGGCCGCCCAGTTCAATAGCGAGTGGCCGACGTTCGTAGGAAAGCCCACGGATAAGAGTCACTGATGTGCCCACGCGGGGACGCTGGAGAGTCTCGCCTGACTGTAGATCAGGAGCTTCGGCTGAGTCGGTTCGAATCCGACCGGGGGCATTGAATGCGTAAGCTCTGGCGCTCTCTCCGTCTCTGGTTCGCCACGCTCCCTCGAATACACTGGAGACGCTCGCGGCCAACGGCTCCCTTCCAGCGCGCGCCTTTTACGCCCAGCGCAGCCGTTCAGAACGAACTCAGCGAGCGGATGGAGCGCGTGATTGACGAGGCGTTTGCGGACGCATTGCAGGCCAATCGCGAGTCGTGGAGCTTTAAAGCGTCTGATGGCTTACCACCGAGACCGAAGAAGGGAGACATCACGTATGCCTGGTGAGCCGATGACGGCGGCGGAATATGAGCGCGCTAGGGAGATGCAGTCGAATAGCGCAGCTGGGCTTTGCGTCTTCTGTGGCTCACCTCACAAGCGCCTCGGCTCAAGCATGTGCCAAGTCTGCTACGAGCGTATCGACGCCAACATCAAAGCGCGGCACGGATAACCTATGCCCTTCGGTCCTCCCGCCTTCTCAACCTCAGCCCGTACTGGAATAGGCGCTCATGAGCCCATGGATCCAGTCAGTGGCTCAGGCGCCGGCTCTGGCTATGGGCCGTATCTCATGAATTTGCTTGGTCTGAACAAGAAGAAGCCCTGGACGCCGGGGAAGAAAGGGCAGGTATTTGCTCAGGGTGGGGCGCACCCAACCGGATCCTCTGGCATGCTAGGCGGTAGGTCGCCGGTGCCGTTGCCGGGGAAGACGAGTATGGGACGATGAAGCGCTACAGCTATACGGTCGAGATCCATTTCCACGCGCCAGGCGATGCAGCCGCCCGCGAAATGGTCAGCGGCGTACCGAGACTCATCGGGACAGAGATCGTCCACGAGGGTGGTGCATTCGTCGCCATGGAGCGTGAGACTCTGGCACAAACCGAGGCGACTATTACGGCCGGCGGCGAGCCGCGAGATCCACCGTGGCTACGCGAGTTTCCAGATTAATGCCCGCCCCTCTCGGCGCCTCCATGCCCCAAGGCACTTCCGGCTTGCGCTCGCCGAACCACAGCGACACGCCTGCTCGTAACGCTTCGATGCGGGAGCAGCTCGTCCGAATGCTTCTGCGTGGCCGAGGGAAAGACCCACGGAAGAATGTCGTACGAGGGGACTCAGCAAATGACGGCATGCTAGGCGCGGCGGGTGGACCGTGAAGCTATCTGCCGATGAATCGCCGTGGTTCGCCGACCTAAAGATCGACTGGGCGTCTTGGTTGGTTGGCGTGATCTACGACTATCGGCCGCGCGTCGGCTCTTTGCATATCGGGCCACTCCGACTAGTGGTCGGCCTTCCATCCAAGACCCGTTTTCACGTGAAACCTACTGAGGGGTTACTCTAATGGCTAAAGGACGCGGCATGGGACCGGGCGGCAATCCTGACCGGCCGATTGATCATACCTCACTCGGCACTCGCGGGGCAGGCGCTGGCGACGACAAGAGCTTCTCCAAGCCCGCTGGCTACCCAACTGCCAAGGGCGAGTCGAAGGAAGGAAGGAGCGAGTCAGGGCATGCAGGGAAAGGCGAGCGGGAAGCCCGCATCCCGGCTGGTGGCAAGCACGAGGGGAAATCCTCGGGTTCAAGCTCAGCGCATTGGGACGCCCCATTGCACGACATGAGCAGCCATCTGGGCCATCACTCAGCGGGTAGCTCGCACAAAGATGTGTGGTCAGGCGGCGGGAAGACGAAGTAGATGAGCCAAAGGCTTGAGTGCTATCTAGGTCCGTGGGATGGCGAGGAAATCATTGTCGACGACTGGTGTCGCGAGATAAGGTTCCCATTGCCGACGCATTGCTGGGCGTCACCGTCGCCGGCCGGAGAGTCCGAGCCGCTGCACATTGAGTCGCGGATAGGAGTGGGAAGTCAGGCGCCGGTTGGATGCGCGGGAGATCAGCTTACCTAAGCCACAGTTGATTGTGCCGTGACGAATTACGACGAGTATCATGAATGGCGTCGCTCGCTATCGGAGATGCTTGAGGCGGCGATTAAGAGCGGTGCGATAAAGCCCACGGCAAAAGCGATCGCCTATGACGATCTGACACCGCCGTTCGCCTGCACCGTGTGTCTTGCGTGGTGCAATGATTTGCTTCGCGCCTGCCCGAACTGTGGTCAGCCTCGTGGACAAGAAGCCATCTGAGAAGACCCACCACTTGCTCATCATCATCGGCGTCGGGAAGCCGAAACCAGGCCAGAAAGTCGGGTTCCGGGGCGCCAAGAAGAAAGCGAAAGCTCAACCCAAAGAGAAATAGCCAATGCCTTACGCCGCGATGATGGTCGTCAACGGCCAAGTCCAGTACCAAACCGTAGGCCAAGCGGACACAAACCCGCAGACGTTCCAGACGATGCTCAGTAACTCACCACAGGATGGCATCGCCCATCTCTTTGAATTCGAGATCAGCGATACGACGGGGCAACTCACGTCAGCGAGCATGGACAAAGTCGCGATCGCGCTGACGTAATGGAACTCTACGAAGCGATCGACGCGGCAGAGGCGGACTTGGACAGACTCAAGGCCGCGACAGGTGATCAATGCGTAGCGTTTAGCATCCTCCAAACACGCCGGCTAGCAAAGCGCTTCGAGCGCGATCCGCTATACGTCTCCTTCGCGAGATTCGGTCACGGCATGGCGCGATCGTTTTACGCTTCGTCTGAATTGCTCGACATATTCGAGCGTGACTGTGGGCCATTGCCGCAGCATCCGCATCCGAATGTGGGCGTCTACTGGTCCATAGGTCGACCTCACCCTGCAACTTCGACACGGAAGCGCTTCGACGCTGTGCGTGGCGAGTGGTATTCCGTCTAATGCCGTTCCGCAGCGGCAAGTCTCAGAAAGTGATCGGCGAAAATATTGCCGAGTATCATCACGGCCCCTCGTTCAAGAAGATCGAGGAGAAGCACGGGAAAGAGACAGCCGACAAGGTCGCAGTCGCGGCCGCGGAATCGAACGCACGGAAGACTGGTGGATTTCGGTCACGGAGGAAGCGTGGCAAGAAAGAAGACTGACGCTGGTATCTCGCCCAAGCGCGAGCAGGACGACGAAGCCGAGAACGACAAGAACCGGATCGACAACATCATCGGCGAACTCGGGAAGACGGGCAAGCAAGGTGGCCAGTGGGCACCGCCGCAAGTGACTTCGCGCAAGAAGCCCAAGGGCAACGAGACGACTGGGTGGCGCTCATTCTGATGCACTGGAGCCAGACGCGCGTTTCGTCGCATAGCCCATCACGCGCCGGCATCCCCGTGTCGCTCGGGCTTCCCGCGACAGCAGCACGGTTCCGAGGCTGAATATGAACGCTCGCGGAGATGGCCGCTAGCACTCTCTGGAAACCGCTCTCAATCCCACAGGCCAAGTTCCTGGCCGCCAAAGAATTCGAGGTCCTGTACGGAGGCGCCAAAGGCGGAATGAAAACGGAGTCGCTCGTGGTTGGCCCACTCCATCAGGTGGGCCATGAGCGTTTTAAGGGGCTCCTCCTCCGCGAACACTTCGACGAACTGCAAGAAATCCAGGACCGGTGCAGGCGCTACTACACACCGCTCGGTGCGGTTTGGCTCGCCAAAGACACGGTCTGGAAGTTCCCCTCGGGCGCCCGCGTCTGGATTGGCTACTGCGAGCGCAAAGAGCACGCCGAGCAGTACCAGGGCTGGGAACTCACGTATGTAGGCTTTGACGAGATCGGGAACGTCAAAGACGAAGAGATTTGGGACACGCTCTTAGCTGAGATCCGGTGTCCTGATCCCGCGCTCGTGCCCATGGCGCGCTGCAGTGCGAACCCGGGCGGTCCCGGCCATGCGTGGGTCAAGCGGCGGTTCATTGTTCCGACGAACTACGGCGCTCAGGTGGCAACCCGCGAGTTCGACATACCAGAGCTCGGCAAAACGACCCTCTCGGTGCGGTTCATTCCGTCGCGAGTGACCGACAACCCGATCTACCGGAACGACGCGCAGTACATGGCGCAGTTGTACAACCTGCCTGAGACCCAACGCCAGCAGAAGCTGTTCGGCAACTGGGATGTGGGTGAAGGTATGGCGTTGGACGAACTCAATCGCGGCATGCATTGGGTGCCCAAACCCGAAATGATTCCCGACCACTGGTATATCTGGGGGTCATTCGACTGGGGATTCCAACACCCGTGGAGCTTTGTCACGGGAGCGATGAATAGCCGAGGCGAAGCGATCATTCTTGACTCGATTGGTGGTTGGCGGCAGCGACCGGACGAGATTGTCGAGCGTGTGCACGAGCACATGACGCTCCTCTTTCCGATGCACGGCCCGAGACGTTACGCCAAACTGATCGCTGGGCGCGACTGCTTCGACGAACAGAAAGCTCGGGAAGCGCGAGGCTACGCCACGCCCAAGATCGCCGAGCATTTCGAGAAAGCCGGCATGGTGCTCTGGCCGGCGAACAACGCGCGCGTATTCGGGCTCACAAATCTCCGTCAGTACCTCGCCTGGCGCGGTCTCTTGAACGCAGACGGTACGCAGCGGAAGCCTTTGCTCACGATTGCCTCAACGTTAGGCAACGAGAACCTCTGGCAGGTCCTGCAAAGCCTCGTGATCGACGTGCGGAACCGAGAGGACTCGCTCAAGGTCAACGCCAACGGGGAGACCGGAAAGGGCGGCGACGATGCCTATGATGCGCTGCGTTATCTCATGGCCGATCGCCCCTACGTCCCGAAAGATCCGCCATCAGAAAAGCGTGACCCATCGCTAATCGATCCGATGGCTGAGATCTACGAGGAATTGGCGAGCCTGCCGGCGACCAATGGGCTTACGGGACTCACTTCGCAAGGCCTGGAATCGAGATTCGGGCACGGCAGCTTCGACCAATTCGGACCGAACTTTTGAGAGAGAAATAAATGGCCGCTAACTTCATTCCTGGCGACAAAGAGTCCCGAGTCTACCAGTCCATCTTCGGTGGCCAGGACTATCTCCGCTGGCATCACCCTGGGTATTTGGGCACACCAGGATCAGGAGCCGCCAACGACCCGCTAGGTGGCGCCGCTAGTCAGGCCACGGGATTGGTGCAGGGCGGCCGGCTCATAGACACCACCAGCTTACCACTGCTCCCCGTAGGAGTCTATTTCGCCGCGTTCCCGATGAACAGCATCCAGCCTATCTCGGTGCACTTGCTGCTTACGTGGACGGGCGGCGGCACGATCACGTCGTCGATCTATACGACGTACAAGGATCACCTCACGCAGTACAATCTCTTCACAGGGATTGGAGCCATCACGAGCGGCGCTGAGCAAATCTCGACGCTCGCGGCTGGTGTGGGCGAGCAATGGGCGATCGTCAAGCTCACCGTAGCGACTGCGACAGCCACGATTACCGGTTGGACGCGCGCTGAGTACAACGGCCAGAAGATCTAACTAACGGACTCCTGACAATGAGCTTCATTCTCTTGGTCGCTGCGGCGGTCTGACTCCTCATGCCCGCGAATCTCTACCCCGCCACGAATAGCGCCTTGGCGAACGAGGGCCAAGCATTAGCGAACCTCCAGAACGCCTTGCACGCCTACTACGCCCAGGCGGGCCAGCCGCTCAGCAACATGACGCAGCAGGGCGCGATGGCGGCCGCTCTCGCGGAACTCCTAGCCAAATATCGACCCATGGCGCCCAAATACTCGTACCCGGTGACGAATACAGCGTTAGCGAACGATGGGCTCGCGCTCATCAATCTCGCCGATGAGATGATCGCCTACTTC